AGCCTGAGGAACTGGCAGAAGGCACCGAGGTCGTTCTCGGGTACGACGGTTCTCGCAAAGACGACGCCACAGTGCTCGTCGCTTGCAGAATTGAAGACGGCAAGATTTTTCAACTCGAGTGTTGGGAGCGACCACCTGGCCCTGCGGGCTACGGTTGGGAAGTTCCAAGAGTCGAAGTTGATGAAGCTGTTCGAATCGCATTCGCAAAGTACAAAGTTCACAAGATCTGGGCCGACCCTTCAGGTTGGCAGTCTTATTTGGACGCTTGGAACTCGACTTTTGCTGACAAAGTAGTTGCAGTTTATCCTTCCAGCCAGCGAAAGCTGATGGCACAAGGTCTTGATAGGTTCCTCGAGGACATTCTTGAAGGACGCCTAAAGCACAACGGCGCAGCAGAGCTTACAAGGCACGTGACAAACGCGGTACCAACTCGGTATGGTCAAGTCATGAAGCCTTCTCAGAGCCACAAGATCGACGGCTTAATCGCCGCAGTTCTCGCTTACCTAGGCCGCACCGAAGCTCTTGTCAATCCTGAGCCCGTTGCACCCAAAGTCACTTACCACACTATTCAAGTCTAGGAGAAACATGAAGCGTTTTGATTTTAGCGTTTTGGTCGAGATCACTGGCGTCGCGTTAGTGACTGTCGGACTTGCGTTGTTCTCTCCACCGATTGCATTAATCGCTCTCGGTTCATTCCTCGTTTGGGCTACAGAAAAGGCTGATTAATGACCGCTGGCATTTACAACACCACTATCGACCAAGGCTCAGTGTGGTCTGTCGTGTTGGTGTATACCGACTCAAACAACGCCCCTGTCAACTTGACTGGCTTCACAGCCGCCATGCAGCTTCGACAGAATTACAATTCTGACGTTGCAGATCTGACTTTGACCACCGCAAATGGTGGCATCACAATCGTCGGTGCTACAGGCACCATCACAATCAACGCCACAGCGACTCAAACAGGACTTCTTGACCCAGGCTTTTACGTTTATGACTTAGAATTGACATCGGGTTCCAACATCTCTCGCCTAATCCAAGGCCAGTTGACCGTAGCAGAGCAGGTGACACGATAATGGCCAATAAAGTCACAATCAACGAGACCAACAATACAGTTGAGATCTCAGCTCCAGGCCCACAGGGTTCACAAGGACCAACTGGTCCAACAGGCGCAACAGGCCCAGCTGGTGCTACAGGCGCAACAGGTCCAGTCGGTGCTACGGGTGCCACGGGTCCAACAGGTGCTACAGGCAACACAGGCCCGACAGGCGCAACTGGTTCAACAGGTCCAGTCGGTGCAACAGGCCCAACAGGAGCCACAGGACCAACAGGCCCAACAGGAGCCACAGGTCCACAAGGCATTCAAGGCGACACAGGCGCAACAGGGCCGACTGGCCCAGTTGGTGCAACTGGTCCCACAGGTTTAACAGGCGCAACTGGAGCCACAGGCCCAACAGGCGTCACAGGCGCAACTGGTCCACAAGGCATTCAAGGTGTGCAAGGCATTCAAGGCGAGACTGGTGCGACTGGCCCAATAGGCGACACTGGAGCAACAGGCCCAACAGGCGCAACAGGCGCAGCTTCAACGGTGCCTGGCCCAACAGGAGCGACTGGCCCTGCAGGTGCAACAGGTCCAACAGGCCCACAAGGTGAAGCCTCAACTGTACCTGGCCCAACTGGAGCCACAGGCCCAGCGGGTGCGACAGGTCCAACTGGCGCAACAGGACCTCAAGGAATCGAAGGCCCAACGGGCGCAACTGGTCCGCAGGGTGCGGCTGGTGCGAATGGCGGCTCTACTAGCTTATTCGACTACAACGCAGACACTTCGGCCACATCGGGCGACCCTGGCGCGGGCGACATACGCTGGAACAATGCTACGCAGATCAATGCCACAACGTTGTTTATTGACCATTTAGACATAAATAGCAACGACATTGACGTTTTTATTGCCCTGCTTAAAGCAGACGATTTTATCATCGTTCAAGATCGAAATGTTCACACTAACTTTCAGAAGTTTAAAGTCACAGCGGCAGCGACCATTCTTGGTGGCTACAGCAGCGTCCCAGTAGTTCTAGACTCCTCAGGCGGCACTGGCACGACCAACTTCAGCAATTTCGAAGCTCTTGCGTTATTGCTCATCAATGTCGGTCTTACAGGTGCGACTGGTCCAATCGGTCCGACAGGCCCACAAGGCGCAACTGGAGCAACTGGCCCTGCAGGCGCGACTGGAGCAACAGGCCCACAAGGTGAAGCAGGCCCAACTGGAGCAACAGGTCCAGCGGGCGCGAATGGCGCAACTGGGGCAACAGGTCCACAAGGCGAGATTGGCGCGACAGGCCCAACAGGCGCAGTCGGAGCTACAGGTCCAGTCGGCGCTACAGGCGCAACTGGCCCACAAGGTATTCAAGGAATCCAAGGCGTTCAAGGAATCCAAGGTGAAACTGGGGCGACAGGCCCAACAGGCCCAGCTGGGGCTACAGGTCAAGCAGGAGCCACAGGTCCTGAAGGTGCCACAGGCGCAACTGGCCCACAAGGAATCCAAGGCGGTGTCGGCGCTACTGGTCCTACAGGCCCAGCTGGAGCAACAGGTCCTGCGGGTGCGACAGGAGCAACTGGTCCACAAGGAATCCAAGGTGACACAGGGGCAACAGGCCCAAGCGGCGCAACAGGTCCGAGCGGCCCAAGCGGTGCAACAGGTCCAAGCGGCTCAACTGGTCCAACAGGAGCCACGGGTCCACAAGGTGGCGACAACCCAGTTGTTGACTACATCGACGGTGGGGCAAACGCTGCTGGCATTACTGGCGACGTGATCTACAACGCGGGGCTATCCAACGCAAGCAGTTGGACATACACCATCGACGCAGGCGCGTCGGTAACAACCTTCTAACAAAGAGAGAAAGAAGCCAACATGACAGCAAGACTCCAAAACCGCCGAGATACGGCAGCAAACTGGACATCTAATAACCCAACCCTTGCTGCAGGCGAAATCGGCTACGAAACCGACACCACGAAGTTCAAGATCGGCGACGGCGCAACTGCTTGGAGCTCTCTTGCTTATGCTTATGCCGCAGGTGCTACAGGCCCAACAGGCGCAACTGGCTCGACTGGAGCTACAGGCCCAACAGGCGCAACTGGAGCTACAGGCCCAACAGGTGCCACAGGTGCCACAGGCCCAACTGGCGCAACAGGTCTAACAGGCGACACTGGACCAACAGGAGCAACGGGTCCTGAAGGCGCAACGGGCCCAGCTGGAGCAACGGGCCCAGCTGGAGCAACTGGTCCAACAGGCGCCACTGGTGCAACAGGTCCAACAGGTGCAACTGGTCCTCAGGGTGCCAACCCAGCAACTAGTTTCAACCAGCAAACTGGAACGACTTACACTTTGGTCTTGGCAGATGACTCAAAAGGCGTTGAACTCAGCAACACTGGAGCTATCACCTTGACAGTTCCACTTAACAGCTCTGTTGCATTTCCAATCGGTGCCCAGATCACTTTAGTCCAAACCAACACGGGTCAAGTCACAGTCGTTGGCGCTGGTGGTGTAACTGTTAATGCAACGCCTGGCCTAAAACTGCGTGCGCAGTGGTCGTCTGCAACTTTGTTGCAACGCGCAACAAACTCATGGCTTCTTATTGGAGACACAACACCATAATGGCTCTACAACCGTACGCCTCAAACTCAGCTGCTGCGATGCACGGTGCGTTGGTTCCAATTGCAAGCACTACTATTAGCGGAAGTTCGACTTCTGCGTTTTCCTTTACATCCATTCCTCAAACGTATCAAGATTTAAGATTAGTAATTACAACACGCAGTGCTCAACCAGGAAATAATTTAGCGGTTTTTTACCTCTGGGCTAACGGTGATGAAAGCAGTGCTACTGGTCTTTACTCAGCAACAAACCTTCAGGGTGATGGAACAAGCGCAACAAGTTCAAGACAAACAAGCCAAAATCAAGCAATTATTGGATTCTCTGTAAACAATGGCGCAACAAGCGGTATTTTTGCAAGCAACACTATTGACATTTTGAATTACACAAATACTACAACTTTCAAAACATCTCTTTCAAGAAGTGCAGGTGACTTAAATGGCAGTGGAGCGACATTGCTGGTAGCGGCTCTTCGTCGTTCGACATCTGCTATTACATCTTTGTATTTTCGAGCAGATGGTGGTTATGCACAAATCGCTGGAGCAACTGCAACCCTCTACGGAATCAGAACGGTAGGTCAATAATATGTCTATGTTTGTTATTGCAAGCATCGATATGAATAGTGGTGCAACGGCCAGTTTTAACTTTGCCAACATTCCTTCTACTTTTACCCATTTGCAATTGCGTTGTTTTGTTAGAGCCACATCATCACAGTCAACTCCATACGATTTGACTTTAACGGTCAATGGGGCAAACCCTACTCAGTTTGCGTACCA